CAAGTGATTAAGCACTACGACTGCACCATCCTTGAGGGCTACCGAGACAAGCAGGCCCAGGATGAGATGTTCAGGTCTGGCAGGAGCAAGCTCAACTACCCGAAGTCAAAGCATAACGGCAGCCCAAGCCTGGCTGTGGATGTCGTGCCATACCCCATCAACTGGCAGAACACGGAGCGCATGCGCCACTTCGCTGGCTATGTGTTTGGAGTAGCTTCTGTCCTTGGCATTAGCCTCAGATGGGGAGGTGATTGGAAATCCACCGCATTCACAGAGGACCGTGGTTTGCGTGACCAGTCATTTATGGATTTGCCACATTTTGAGCTGGTGGATGACGCATGAAGAGAGCCTGCTCCATGATTGAAGGCCTCGTCCTTCTTACTACCTTCATCATTCTGCTTGCCATGGCCGTAGTCGCATGGACAAGGGCCGCGAACACTACCCCCAACCCTGGCCTAGTGGCCGACGATGCGGGGGATGATGACTCCGCTGAGGAGATTAAAGATGTCCATCCCTGACAAGCTCAAGTCACGTAAGTTCATCTGCGCCTTGCTTGGCGCTGTCCTTCCAATCGCTGCGGCCTACCTTACGGGCGAGGTGGCCCTAGACAAAGCCTTAGAGCTGTCCAGCGCAGTGCTCATCTCCTATGTGTTTGGTCAAGGCGCTGTGGACGCTCTGGCTGCTCGTGCTTCGGGTCCTATCGCCGCACCCCCAGAGGCCCCAGAGGGCTAGCCTTACTGGAATGGGTGCTGCTTCGCATTGGCGCAGAGATAGAGGTGTTTGATGAAGGACAAGCTGAACGGGATTCTAGCGGCAGTAATCACGGCGTCCCTGCTAGGGGGATTTGCGTGGGTGCAGGAAATGAACACCCGCCTTGCGCTAGTTGAGGATGACCTTGGGGAGACAGTAGATGTCATCTCCCTCCTTCATCCACCACAGCGAGCCGAGTTGCTGCAACAGCCTGTCTTTCATACCAGCGACAAAGCAGGGCAGAGACGAAGCAAGCTGGAGCAACTGCGCGAACAGTGCGAAGTCCCGCCTGAGCCCAAGGGTGATGACGACGACAGCGCAGCACCGACGCTCAATAGCTAGGGGGAAGAGATGAGCAAGCGCGACCGAAGGATGCAGAAGCGCAGCGAGGCCCTTGGCGCCCTTCGTGCGAACTCCGGGCCAGTGCTAGGTCTGCTGGGTGACGTTGTCCATGACCTGTCAGAAGAAGTAGAGGGCCTGCGTACCTTTGAGCAGGACGCTGCTTTCGCAGCGGAGCTAGCGTGGCGCATAGACAAGAAGATTCAGCTCAGCGACCCCGTGCTTGAGGCATTGGATGGAGTCGTCATCTTCTTTGTTGCTCTTGCAGCCGTAGGAATCTGGAGGGCTACAGCCCGGCGCGACAAGCTGAGGAACGCACGCATTGGTCGCATCCAGGCGAAGCTGAAGGAACGTGGTCCGCAGATGGCTGAGGCAATGCAGAAGAGGCTGGAGCGCAGGCTCAAGAGGCTCAAGAGGCTAGCCAGTAACAGAAACAACTAAGGCAAACTCAGATAACATGAGTGCGAGGTAGTCATGGCCGTCCATTCCACAACACAGCAGTCGCCGGTCGGAACAGCAATCCTGACCTTTTCGCAGGACTACACCGCAGACACACCAACAGCCGAAGAGTTCAGCGCAACCAGTGGGCTGAAGGTGCTGGCTGTGATGATTGACAACAGGGGCAACTCAACGAACTCCTACCTCAAGCTCTGGGACCTGGGCGCTGCTCCGACTGTCGGCTCAACAACACCTAACTACGTGTTTAGGGCGTCGGCTGGAACCCGCTGCCAGTACACCATCGACGTTGGCACTACGTTTACTGACGAGATTTACGGCGTAGTTGTTGGGACAACCTCAGTCGCAAGCGGGGCACTAACAACAACAACCACCACGCCAGCGAACGCTGTCACCGTAAAGCTTCTCGTCACCACCTAAAGGGGAAGTAGATGCCTACATACAAGTCATCGCCATTTGTTGGACAGCTTCAGTCCTACCTCTTCACGTCCACCGCCCTCGATGCCACAGGAGTCATTGACGCCATCGGCACAAAGGGAACGCTGTACGCGGTCCACGCCTACAACAAAGACGGCGCGGCTCGATACGTATCCTTCTGGGACGCAACAGAGACTTCGGGGTTAGGCGCAGAGATGGTCATTCGGCTCGACGTAAGCAGCAACGCCACCATCTACATCGACACAGGCCTCAGGTTCGACACCGCCGTCACCTTCAATGGGTCCACAAATGCGTGGGGCTCTGGTGACCCAACTGAGCTAGACGTTAACCTCTGCATCTCCTAGCCTCGCGGTAGGAGTCGGCTGTAGCCTCCTTTCAGTCGGCGCTATCCACTATGGCTGGGGCGGTAGTGCTATCCCCCCCTGAACTACCGTCCCAGTCATGTGGCTATAAGGCTCTGCTCTTCCACATCTCCCTGAACTTCATCGAAGCCTTCGGCCTAGTCGAATCCCTGTACCAGTTCTCAAAGCCGCACTCGCACTTCTGAACCCAGAAGGGTGGGAAGTTCCTGCTCCTGATGTACTCCTTGTCAGGGAGGTCGCTGCCCTTGCCTACCTTGTGGAGAATCCACGGGCCGAAGCGATGGTGGTGCTTACTCATCACTCACCTCCCTCTGCCCAAGAGCCAAGCCACTTGCTGACCAACTCCTCTACTTCAGCAGCCTGTCGCAAGAGGTCTACGTCGCCAACAACAACCATCTTCTCGCCCCAAGGGTCTGACGGGTTCACCACCTCTGACGGGTTGGCTTGAAGGGCAGCGGCGTCTTGTCGCATACGCTCAACCTGCTCGCGCAGCAGCCGAACAATCTCGGCAATCTCGGCATAGGTCCAGCCGAAAGTGCGGCGCACCTCTTGGTTACCATCACGCCTCTCGGGCAGCAGCTTCCTTACCGCCCCCCGGTCTAGGTTGTCTTCGTTACCCCACCCGAGTAGTGCGCTGGCTGTCTGATCGATGAGAGACGTAAGGCCATCCAACTGGAAGCCTTCTCCTTCCCACGGGGATGTGTCGGGCTGAACTCGCTCTGCGGCAACGATGTAACCCATCACTCACCTCCCTTGCTCCGTTCGATAGGGGTTAATAGATGCCGGTTTGACCACCTTCTAAGCAGGCGTCCGTTCACCACCACCGGCAGGCATAGACCTGAATCTTCAAACATGGAGCGAGGGGCTAAAGCCGTCTCGTCGCAATGCGCCCCGAAGAGCCGTGTCTTATGAAGGAGTGGGGCGCGTCTTTAGAAGAGGTCGTCTACGTCTACTTCATCCTCGTCAGCAGCCTTTGTCCCAGCCCCATCCGTAGGAGCCTCAGGGAGCTTCGCCGGGGGAGCAGGAGGAGCAGCACCGTTCGTCTTAAGCAGCTTGTCCACGTAGACGTTCACGTAGTCCTTGCCGTTCTTGCTGTTGGTCTTCTGTGTCACCTGGACATCCTTGCCAACAATCTCAGAGCGGAGGCTTCCAGTTCGACCAGTCTCTTCGTTGAACATGGCCGACCACTCCGGGTACTTGCCAGTCACACGCTGCACGCTGCGCTTGATGAACTTCACGGAGCTAGGACTCACGCTGGAGAAGGACTGCAACTGAGCCCCGTTAGCAACGCCGTCCACAATCTCAAACCACCACGACACGAAGTAGTCTCCCTTCTCAGTGTTGAACACAGAGAAGTCGGTGACCTTCGTGTGATACGTGCCGTCTGGAACACGGTCCATCTCTCTCTGCCCCTCGCCTGCTGATGTTTCTTCCACTTCAATGCTGTCAAACATATCCTCGACGCTAGACATTACTCATCCTCCTTGGTGAAGCTTTTCTTGAAGGCCCCGTACAGGTCTTCAAATGTCATTCCCAGTGTCTCGGGGAGCATGGCCCCCTCTTGTCCGCGAGCCTTTGCTTCCACTCGCTCACGCTTGTTCTCTATGGGCTGCGTCCTAAGCAGCCTTTCGTTTCCCTCGGTGAACTCACACCGAATGATGAAGTCCATGGCTGAATGAAGCGTAGACCTAGCGCTCCTTGGAAGAGCTGTGCTCACGCGGTGCCTGCCAGTGGCGACATCCCTTGAGCCCATCTTCTCCATGATTTCCTCACGCTTCTCATGACCAATGAAAATGGTGCATGCCGGAAGGGCACGAAGCTGAGCAATCATGTTCGTCCACTCTCGGTCAACGGCTCGCCACCCTCGACCCCAGTCCCCGTCAGCAACATCGACCCAGCCATTCGACTCACATACGTGGGTAGCACATAGGTTGTAGGCGATATCAACTGTGTCTAAGACGACGGTCTTGTAGCTGTGAGGCTCGTTCTTGAGCGCATCAATCACAAGCTTCATGTCTTGCCAGGTACTGATAGGCACAGCAGCAGCGTGCATGCCAGATGTCCCAGGCTCGGTTGAGATGAACACAGGGTTAGGGAACTGGTTTGCCAGGGTTGTCTTGCCTACGCCCGGTTCCCCGTAAAAGTGCCAGCTATAGTCCGCCATCCTCTCGCTAGGTGGAGACGGCTTGTCGGGAAGGATTCCCATTCGTGACCTCCTTGATTTCCCGATGCTTTGTCGGGAGCTTCTTGTATGCGTCTTCGGTGATAGCCCCAGCACAAAGGTCGAAGTAAGGACAACGACCCCTGCTAATGCAGGACTGTGTGTTTCTTATCGGTGGCAACGAGCCACCTTTGATTTGCAGGATTCGCTTGTGGATAGCCCATGCTTGCCACGTCCAGCCCTCAAGCTGCTTGTCTGTTCTCTCTACTATCTCTTCAAAGAAGTAGTGCTCTGGCCGGTCTAAGTAGTCTGCTGTTACTCGCTCGCTGTACTCCTCTACGCTCTCGTCCTTCTTCTGCTTGATGGTTGGCTTCTTGATTACCCTGTACACGACCTTCCTGACCGGCACCCCGTAGATAGCGCTGGCTGCCCAGAGGTAGGTACTCACCTGGAAATCAAGCTCAAGCCTCTGCATGTAGTCCCTGTTGACCACAGCGGCAGTCTTCCACTCACCAAGCACAATCTCGTCTGGATGGTCCGGGTGATTGCCGGGCCACACTCCGTCAAACACCCCGCTAAACCTGTGCCTCTTGCTTGAGTTGCCCGTCCTTGGGTTCTTAAGCGGAAGCTCAAACTGAACCTCCTGAAGCGCAGGCCACTCCGACCACCTAGCAAGAGCGCCTCCCACCATTGCCGCAACGCTAGCCTCACGCACCCTTGCCGCGTCTTCTTCCCACATGGCCCAGATAGGGTCCGGTCCACGCATGACCTTGATGGCAGCGTCAACCGACCGAGACTCAATCCCAGCATGAACAGCACTTCCCATGGCTAGCGCAGGGTGTTCCTCGAAAGGCACAAGCCACTTGTTGTACCTCCAGTCCCACCTTTGTTCGCATCTACTAAACGTCGTCTCTTCTGTTTGCGTGATTAGCTCTGACATTTTCGCGCTGTCTCTCTGTGTGACGGGATGCCTCTCGCCTTCCTAACCTTTGCGACGTTCTGTCTTGAGCAGCCCAACCTCTTAGCCAAGGCCTCGTCTGGCACACGCCCAATGTCATCCCATTCCGGCCCCAGCTTTCTTGGGCCAGGCCTTGAGTGGCCTGACTTTCTTATGGCTGTGTGCTCCCTTATCCGCTTGGTCAGAGTAGTCCTTGATACGCCTGAGTTTTCCGCAAGAGAGTCGAGACTTTCCCCCGACCTGTACGCCTTAACGTACTTCTCGATGTCCATTGTGCCTCCTTCCCGGTGTGCCCCTGCACCTCCGCTGACATTATCAGCAGAGACACAGGAGCGCAACCGGAAAAAGCTATGCAGCTAGCGTGCGGAGAATCTCGGAACCTCGCTGAACAAAGTCGTTGCCGGCCCCAAGAAGGAGCGACTCAAACCGCTTGTCCTGCGAGCCACGAGTGGTCCGGTAGTAGGAGGCATACTCAGTCAGTGCGTTGTATGCACCCCAGGCAGTCCCACGAACACCAGGAATGGAGGAGCCGGTGCCGCTAACGTACAGGCTAGTCAGCTCTTTCCTCTGGCTGTCCACTCTGTTTCTGGCCCGCTTGCTGATGTTCCCGTCCTCATCGGTGGCGGGCTCAGGCACTAGCTCAAGGCAGAAATCAACCCAGTCACTTGTCGGCATCGGGGTGTCGGCCAGTGTTCGCATGAAGTCAGCGCTCTCATCGAACGCCTCGACCGCGAGGCCAAGCACCTTCTGCGCTTCCTGGATGTTCGCCATCGCGTTCCGGGTGTGTCGCACACTCACGCCGCTCTTCGCTCCACGTCCCAGAGCAGCCCTTGCTGTGTTGGCGCAGACCACTCGCACGTCCGTCCACAGGCAGCGCAGGGCGGTCTTCCCGTCGAAGCCGTTGTAGAGGAACAGGTAGTGATCAACCTTGTCCTTCGGAACAATCTCGCTCTCGCCAACCTTGCCAAGCATCCACACCCTGCGCCCACCACTCAGCGAACCCGCCGTGTGGTAACGCATGAGCCCCTCTTCCACGAGGGAGTCCATGAAGTTAAAGGCGTCGAGGTTCTGTATTGGCGTGTAGTTCTTTCCAACCACACCCATAACCCTGTCATCTGTGTCGCGAACAATGGCCTTGTGGCCGTCAACAGCAATGGCGTTGCCGTCAGCAAAGGCGAACAGGTCACGCTTGCTCACGGTCCAGTCGAGCCCAGCCTGAATGATTGCGTCTTCTGAAGTGAGGGTGTTGTCTCCCACGTAGTTTCCGAGTCGGTGCCAGGGGGTCGGCCCGACGTACATCATTGTTTCAACTTCGTGCATGTCTAACTCCTATCTCTCGTTTCGGTGCCGACTGACCACCAGCCGACACAATCAATTCTGACAGATTCATTTCGGTTTGTCAACCAGAATCGTCGCCGTTTAGGGGCGCGCTATCTAACCATTTCAGGAACGCGCCGTGGCACGTCACGCACAGGACGCCTCCGCATAGCATGGGGGGCAGCGGCGCCTTTCGCGGCATCACCTGGGCTATCGTCACCCACCCTCTCTCCCTGTCTATGTGCTCGTCACACCGTATGCACCCCGGCACAGCCAGGCACTCATCAACGAAGTGACTGGCAGCACCCTCTACTACGTAGCTAAGCGGCTTCACTGTGTCCCCTCCACTATTGAGGAGTCGAAGCCACTGTCTATGCGCGGCCCAAGTGTCCCGTCGTTCTCTACCGGCGCCCCCATAACTCTGTTTGGCATCTCGGAAGAGGTTGTCTTTAAGTGTGAAATCAAGTGCTCCCTTGATTCCTCTATGTCTGTGGGGCGCAGCCCGGCGGACAGGGACATGAGCATCTGAGCATCCCTCTCGTTTTGAGAGAGGCTAAGCATCGTGCCCATGCCCACCGTTACTACCGCAGTTGGGTTGCCTCCCATGCGGACGCTTTCCTTCACGATTTCAAAGGGCCAGTCAGATGGGGTAGGCCCCAAGCTTATTCGCTCGATGTCAGCATCCTTCTTGTGTGTCCAGATAACATAAGCAAACGGGATAGACAGGCTGTCTGAATCAAACAGCGCAGCATCCTTATCCCATAGCTCGTCTTGCTTATGAGCGAGTGTCGTTAGTGTTTCGTCATGGTCATGCACAGGCTATTGCTCCTGGCGCCAGCTCAAGTCATCGACAGACTCAAACCAGTTCATGCCCGTGCCCTTTGCATAGGCTTCAAGCAGCTTGCCCAGCGGTAGCTCAAGCCACCGATGAAGGTCTGCCGTCTGCCCAATGCAGCATATCTGTGAGTGCAGCGTGCTGACCGCCTTGGGTAGCTCCTCTTGGCACACCCTGTCGTAGTCCCTCACGAACAAGCCAATGTCCTTGAGCTTCTGAAAGAACGCCTCGTTATTCGTCATAGTCTTCCTCCTTGTGTCAGGGTTTTGTCAGTGTCTGGTTTCATCCCGCTCTTCCTTTACTTTGTTTATCTCAATGACCACAGGGAGGCTTCCGGCTGGACCTGACCAACCCGTCCTGTCGAGAGTCCAGCGAACGTCGAAGGAGAGAGCCTCAAGGGCGGCGTCTAGCCACGTGGCGTCCTCGGTCATGAGAAGGTTCACCTCAACGGGCTTCCCGTCTACGGTCACGATGACATGCCAATCGACCATGCTGTCCTCCTTGTTGTTAAGTGAGCGGTGCGAGCCTTGTCTTTAACAGCCATTCACGCCTT